ATTTAGTTTCCATTTAGGAGTAGATTTAGGTTTTATACTTTTTCCGTCTATGACATACTCGTGCTCTTTTCCGTTATCAGAGAAAAATAGTTTTCTAAAAGTTTCAGAATGGAGAACTTGAAATAAAGCGTTTAGCCTTTCTGCCGTATCTTCTGAGCTAGAGAAAAGTCCCTCTTGGTTAATTCTTTGGTACTTGGTATAGTACATATTCATCTCCTTCAAGAACCTGGGCAGTTCAAGAAATTCTGGGTCGTCACCCGATTCTTTCAATGCCTCCAAAGTCTTTACCCCCGCCGTAATAGTATCTTCAAGTTCTACGTCTGTAAACCCTTGGAAGTTGGTAGAGGGTGTCCCCTGCTGTTCGTCATGTAAGCGAGCCTTCAAATCATCAACACTATTTTTTAGCACATAATAAAAGGTGGTCCTTACACTATCGGTTGATATCCCTCCAATACTTTTACCCCACACTTCATCTAATTTATGGATGTAATTTTGTGCTGCGCCATTACCTACTATTGGAGCATAGATTTCATCATCAAATGAAAAATCAGTAACAATGGAATCGGGGTATCCTATGTTAAACAATAGTAGACTGGTAATACTCCCATTTTCTACATTTTTTATTTGACCTGTAGGCAGGTTTGTAGAGATACTAGGGAATGACTGTATCGCGCACAACTTAGAAATTTCACTTGGTTCATCTGCGGCATCATTCGTCAGAGCTTGGACGTGTAGATTTTTGCTTCCAAGAAGATATAAGCAATTCACATCTTTTAAGTCGTCATCAGTTAAACCCGTAGCCGTTGTGAGGTTACCCCACAAATCAAGACCTGCGGGATTAGGAGTTGTTAAATTGGATTTGAAATAGGGTACCACTTTAAGCAGGTCGCTCTCTTCAGCCACCATAGGCAGTAGTAAATTATTAAGGTTTCCTACAATTAAATTCAACACGCTTATGTAGGACTCAAACTCTCCCTTAACGATAGAGGCTCTGTATTTGGTTTTGGGTTTATCCTGCGTAGGGGACTTTAGTGGGGTAGCAGGTTCCCCCTGAGTCCCAGCTGAGTCAGAAGCTTCATCCATCTTCGTAGAGAATGTTGCAGCTAATTTCTGCGCCGCCAAGCCTGCGCCACTAATATACTCCGGACTGGGTGGAACCTTGTCGTAGTTTAGGGGACCCAATGCCACATAGTATCCGGGGCTCGGAAACTGCCGCGCCTGGAACACTCCTCCATTAAGGGGAAACCATCCCTCTTCAGTAATGCCTTGAACGTTACGAACTCTACACTCCGGACTTGGTAGGCTCTCCGGACCGTTATATCCGTAGCCTCCGGGTCTAAAGGGAAGGTTACCAGGAAATCCGTAGTAATTAGCATAATCCTCAGGGTTCCTGATTCCCGCAGGAGACATATACGCTGGACCCTTGAAAACCGATGACGCTGGACCAGTTGGCTCAGAACGGTATTCGGATAACCACTCACCTAACTTCCTTCCCGTCTCCTCAGGGTGACCATTTTCCCCTACCTCGTACACCAAATATGAGTTATCTAGTTTAATATCATTCAAGCTTGTTATATATTTCTCTTTGTCTACGGTGGATACATCGGCTTGCGGATTCTTGAGCGCTGATTCAGCGTCACTTCGTATCTCCCCAATTTCTCCTCCTCCTGATTTAATCCCTAGGGCTCGCATAATCATATCATAGGCTATACGCTGTGCTGCATAGTAACTCCCAGGAACATTAATTTTTAAATTATCATTAGGGGTAACCCACTGGCACTGCCCAGTCAAAGTTACAAGAGCTCTTTGCGCCATTCGTATTAGGTCTTGAGGGAGAGGGATGGGATAATCCACAGGTCCTGCCGTTATATCTGGCATAGGTTGCGTTCCGAACCCCGTAGCAAGTTGGTCAGTGAGCTGTAGCCAAACATTGTCTAGTAGTAGCTTCGCGGCACCGAGTACAACATGACCTTTCGAGTTAGGGAGGCTTGCTACCATTTGGCTTAATAAGTCCTCCACTACTACGGACGGAAAAGTAAGACCCCCGTCAGGGCGTATAATGTTTTCGTATTCCCAAACTTGTTCAACAGAAGAGTCCCCCGCGAACTCGGGATATTTTGATAAGGCGAAACTTATCTGGTCCAATAAGGAAAAGGTAACCGTTCTTTCTCCGTCCGCAGTTACGGAATACCTAAGGTTATTAAGAAACCCATGGATTATCTTAGACATTCCTTGGTCTGTACTTCCATATCCCCACCTCGCGTAAAACTGTAAAGCGTCAGGTACGTCGCTTACTCCTTCCTGTAAATTACTATTTTTAGAGTGTTGAGAAAAGAGTGTTCTAAAGTTAGGAAGTAGTGCTCTTTCAAAATTTTCCTCGGGATTAATTATGGTAATGTCCACTATAAAACTATTTGAACCCGCTCCGGGTAATCCAGCACTATACTTAAACGTAGTTAAAGTATCCCCCAAATTATACTCATCAGTATAATTCTCTACATCCATAAGGCTGCTTAGTTGTTTAGACAGCATGACCACAGGAAGTTTACCTTGTCCAGTTAGAGCGGGCATCTGTTTATTATAGTATAGGAATCTTAATTTGGTCGCCCGCTTTTAGACCAGATAAAGGGTCTTCTATCGCATTAGCTAATAATATAACCCACCAATATCCCGAAGTGCCGTATGCAGCGTTAGATATTAAATCAGGTCTATTTTCAAATCGAGCAGAAACCGTAGCAAGACGAAAATCCGCGTCCCCTAAATCCGCGTAGAAAGCATCAAAACGAGGAGAGGACACAATATCCTTTAGTATTTTGCCACGATGCGTTATTTTATTTGGGCTGTATAGAGAAAATCTAGAAGTGGAAGTATATTTATTCATCGGTTACACTCCCCCTCTTTTGTTGCCTCTAGGAACTCCCCCTTTGCTGAAGATAGTATTCCATCCGTACACTCCGTCGGAACCTGAATTAACAATCCCATCAGTCTGCCTAAACTCTTCTAGTTGCATCCTTACTCGTATCATCCTACTCCAAAAAGTAGCGTTATCCATACCAGCCTTTAAAGGGTCTAACTCAATCTTGTAAGATTTTACAATACAGGGAACATCGTTATACACGGTACCCCAATTCAAGTAGGCTATTGGAGGACCATATTTAGATTTATCAGTTGTTCCCAGTCCAACAGTAGAGATAACACACCCTCGAATGATGTTCATGAAGTAATCAATCATTCCAGCAATTTTTCCATGTGCAGGACTATTGAGAGCATGGGCATTAAAAAAGCCCTTACCATCTGGGGCATCTCCTTCGCTTAATCTTACTGGAGTATTTATAGGCATCCTCGGACCGTGGTCCCCAACGGAGGTTTTATCCGCAGTTTTTCCATCCGCTCCCGTAGTTCCTCCAGTGCCGAAGTTAGCTATCGCTGTACCTTCTTTATATCCAACAGGGACTCCCCCAGCATATACAAACCCAGCATTTCCATCATAAAGCATAGTACTTGATTTTGTAGCAGGGTCAGTTCTAAGTGTCTCTTCGAAAAAGCCTAAGGCGTCTGCAATACCTTCTCTATCTAATTCCGATGCACTCCTCTTGTAATAATTATTATAAAAGGCTCCTAGGTGAGGAAGAGTATACCAAATCTCCACATCAAACTTCCTAGCTTGAGAACCCGTGTAAAGCCTGACGGGTTCATTACGCATAAAAACATTAGTTTCTGCGTAGTTCGCGGAACGGCTTTCATTAATCCGAGGGTTTTCAAAGAAAGGTAACCTACGAAGTATAGTAGCTCCAGACCTCGTATCCAGCGCCGTGGACATTTCCATTCCAGGAGCCTGTGTAGAATCTAGCCATGCTTGGTGTTCATTAGCTGCTGGAGCAGCGGCAAAAGAAAAATCAATATAACCACGCTCTTCAATAGCATGGTCAAACTTGGGCTCACCAGACTTGTCTGCTGCAAATGCATCCCAACCCTTGGATTGGATGTCCGAACCAAACGGGCTAAACGCGTCTAGTAAAATCGATACTCCTAGTGGTAAACTCATAATTTAATTAGTCGTATGACAGTCTTCCAGGACTTCCCATGCTTGGTTTATTTTCATTTATGAAATCAGAGGCGTTGCGGAGGATGGTTTTAGCCTGTTGACGGGTTTGTACTTTCAGTTGTATAACTTGTGAATTAGTTGCCTCAGTTTGGCTTTCTATAGCCTCCACCAAAAGCTTTTGCTGCTCTAGAAGTTCTGGGTCTGCGAACATGGCAGTACCGGCGGTTTGCTGCGCGGTGGTATTTTGAGCGATTGGTTCAGCGTAGAAATTGGCGGGAGTTAAATTACTCTCTGTTTCTTTATGCTGTTCTGCTGCCTGTCGGAACTTACCTCCTCCCCCCATAGCAGCTAACCACCCATCGTCTCCCCACATACCACCACTTTGACTGGAAGATATTTGTGACGCGCTTAAACGTAGGTCGATTTCATTGAATACGTTGGTCATCAGGTCTGATAGAGCAACTGCAGTCGTAGTAAAGAATGTCTCCATGCTGTTGAACGCAGCATCCATCCTGGCTATTACAGGGTCCCAAGGAGAAGACTTAAACCAAAGTTCCGCTTGGTTATACCAACGCTCTAGAGTATTAGCCGCTCCTCCGAAAAAATCAACCGTATTCTCATACCACCCATCAAACTTCTCCTTTATATCTGCCCATAACTTAATCCCATCATTTCCAAACTTCTTCATTGCAGTGAAGGCACCAGTGATGTTGTCTTCACTAAACCACTCGCGTAGTTTTCCTCCTACAAATTCCCCAAACTCAATTGCTTTGTCGGCAAAGTCAGGAAGGGCTACTCTGAAGACTTTAAAGATAAGACTTATAGAATCATTAATAGCATCCATTACTGGAAGCAGCGCTGTCTGTAATTCAAAGGTGATGCTAGCGAGGTGCTGAGTAAACGTTTCCGAGGCTAGATTTTTTGCTTGCTCAAATGCCATATTCTGTTCAGCTACAGCTAATTGGCTCATGTTTGTAACAGCCAACTGCCGAAGAATGTTAACATCTTGTTGCGAGAGCCCGAACATCTGAGCGGCAATTCCTGCTGAAAACGGAGCTCCGGGGGTAACAAGCTTGTCTATCCTGGAAATCATACCTTGAGCCATAGAAATCATGGCTTGCGGGCTCGTCATTGCCTCAGTCCCCGCACCAGCTAAAGCAGCTCGTTTAAACCCTTCGGGGTCTGTACTCATAAACTTAGCCATTACTGGACCTAGTTGGTCAGCTATTTTAGGTCCCATGGCAGCTCCAAGACCAATGATAGATTCCGCAAATCCAGCAGCAGCAGTACCTCCATAAGCATTGCTCATTGCAGCCATAGGCGCCACTAAGCTCTGCATGGTTGAGGCTAACTGTTCTGCGCTTCTACCAAACTTTACAGAGAAATCAACAAGACTGTTAGCTAGATGCGCAGTGGTTGATTCACTAAATCCAAGTACCTGTTCAAAGGTACCCATCGTATCCATAAATCTCCCTAGATTAAAGCCTAAACGTTTTAGGTCAATTAGGAGTTTCTTATTAGTTCCCTCGAAGCTCACACCTGTTCTAATGCTGTGTCCGAGCATATCTTTTACATCGGACAATGCAACGTCTAACCCTCTGAACTGGTCTGTAAGACCTTTAAAACCATCACCGTACTCCTTCCCTGTACGAAGAGTAACTTTAGTGAGTTCTTCAATAGTACTTACCCAAGGACCAATCCCGAGTTTGACGGTCTCGTTAAGTTCTTGTATCGATTGGTTTAGATTATCAGCCATTATAGAGTGTTGATGTATTGGTCAGGGTCTATCGTTGCAAAGTTAGAAACAAAATTTTTATTAAATATTCTGTATCCTTGCCCAGTATAGAACTTAATCTTAAGAGCATCATTCATAGTTATATACCTTCGTTTCCCATATCTTGAAATTAACTCACTTACAAGAAAAGGAGCCAAAGAATCTAATCTAATAGCTGCGAAATATTGATTACCCAGTTTAGTAGATTTTCTAGGCTTCTTTAAATACTTTCTCCCTTTTTGCCAGGATTTAGAAATGCGGGTTTTACGAGCTCCAGTAAACTTGTTTAGAAAATTCACGGTAGGAGCATAAGGCTGACCTTGCTTATCAACAGAGGTAGGCTGTTCAGGGTCATAATCGAAGTATTGGCTTTCTGTTCCTTGACGCTCGACCAATATTACTAAAGCTGTGTCTTCTTTAGATTTTGGACCTGCATATTCGAAATAATATATGCAGGAATTTACTACTCTGCCTATACCCAAAAGGGGTAAAGTCCTCCTTGTAGCTACAAAATTCTGATATTCTGATGTAGCCGTATACAGGTCTATTTTTTTTGCTTTATTAATCTGTGCCATTTTTGAAATTCTCCTCTATTATATTTATATAATATAAGTATAGTTTTGGAATACGATATTGAATTAATTGAATTTATGGACCAAGTAGACTTCTGTCTATCTTTAAGGTTTAAGGAAAAGTGGAGACACAAGTATAGTTCTCACTTCATTAGGGTGTTTCAAGAAAAGGTACTTAAGTCTTTAGATACTCAAAAGCCTGTAAAGAAATCTTCCTTATATACAACATATACTAAGAAATATAAATATAGTCCTGAAGTTGTATTTGATTTCTTTAAATCTATAGAGATAGGCTTATATTATCCTATAGTCTATGATGACTCTAAGTTTCTCGCTCTTAGAGCAGAATACAACAAGAATAAAGATTAAACTACTTGTTTGCTTTTTTAGCTTTTTGTTCTTCCTTAGCCTCTTCAATAGCTTTAGCTAATACTCCAGGAGTAGAATTAAAGGATGGACATATATCCTTATACCCACACCAATCACAGAATCTATTGGTAACTGGTGGAAAGTCTGTAACTTTCTTTTTTCTAATTTCCCAAATCTTAGTCTTCAGTTCTCCACGAACATAAGCGTTTACTTGTGAAGTAGGGTAACAGATAGAGACTAATTTATCCATGTGTGGATAGTAATGAGCTACTGTAATATCACCAATAGGAATATTATACTTCAGGTGTATAGCTGCAGCATACATCAGCATTTGTGGGTCTCTGTATAAGTCCCTCTGAGAAGAAGCTCTTTTACTGGTCTTATAATCAATAACCAGATACTTACCAGTTGTTCCTTTTATTACTCTATCGATAATACCGTTAATGGTGAAATCATCTGTAATAGATTCATTAAACACCATCTCTGCACTAACAGTTTCTGCTAATTTAGAATTAAACTTAAAGAAATTAGTAATACACTTTCCTGTAAGCTTTTCCTTTTCGGGACCAAATTCGTACTTAGAGCGTTCCTGTTTGGCTATCGCCCACAGCTCTTCTTCACTTTTTGCTTCCACACCCAATTCGAAAATCTTGTGGATGTAGGAGCCAAAATGCATAGCGTCTTTTGACGAGTTGGCATTATACTTATCTGGTACTCTATCAATATATCGAAGTTTATACTTCAATTTACACTCGTCGTACACTTTAATCTTACTGGGAGACACTGTTTTTATGAACATAATTATACCTGCTAACCTTATTAAAGAATATTTACGAGAAAAGTTCCAAGACTTTAAGGAAAGAAATTCTGAACTTCTCGTGAATTCTGTCTTTTATGAAGATACGAAATACCACATGTCCATTAACACGGAGACTGGCTTGTGGCAGGATTTCAAAATACAGGAGACGGGGAATTTTTATCATCTCGTGTCCTTCATAGAAGGGATTTCCTATGCAGAGGCAGTTCGGGCAATAAATAAAAAGATTTTTAATACTGCCTCTGAGCTTCTATTCGCTCCTCCTCCCTCAGAGTCCCAGATTATCCTTCCCAATAAGGTAGCAGACGAATTCAAAAACTTTAAGAAAATAGATGTTAGAGAGTTTTATTGGTCTGAGACTCTATATGAAAGACTTGCTGCTAGATTTATTATGAACAGGGGGTTGGAAAAAGCCACCTTCTACTATGCTACCAAAGGAAAGTATTCCAACCGTATCATTATTCCCTTCTCCAAGAATAATACCCCTTACTACTTTCAAGCTAGAAAACTCTCAGTTAACGGAATTAAGTATATCAACCCAACAAAGGAACAGCACGGAGTGAAATCATCTGAGATTCTATACCCTTTTGATAAAAGGAAGAATTATGTAGTGATTACAGAGGGTCCGATTGATGCTCTAACTCTTCAGCTTAATGGTATTAATGCTACCTCTACTCAAGGGTGTCATATCTCCTATGCCCAATTGGAAATGCTAAAAGGTAAAAAATTAATTTTCTCTTATGATAATGATGAAGCTGGGAAAGAGGGACTGACCAAAGCTAGGAAAGTGTGCTTAGGGAGAAACTTCTCTGAGCTGTACACTTGTTCTCCTCCTAGTAAGTACAAGGACTGGAACGATTTTCATATCGATATTAACGATAAGAAGATAATCTTTAAAGAGTTCGAACAGAATATCCAAAAAATGGATTTTGAATATTTTGCTACTTCACTATTATCTTAAACTTCTTACTGTATATTCTATTGTTTAGTACATCAAACATAAGCTGAACTTGGTAAATCCCTGTTGGAGGTCCGAAGTCCGTGTTTGCATTTGCAAGGGTTGAGAGTACAGTAGTGTCTAGACTAAACAGCACAGTATCGGCTCCCGTTATCCTCACTACTCCTGATGTATCTGAGAAGCCAGAAACTTCAACTTGCCCAGTATATGCCACTGTTTCGTTTATCTTACTAATTTTAACCGCAGCGTTTTGAATAATCGATTCTCTAAAGCTGTCTCGAACATCCACAGGAACATCTCTATTCTCGGAGGAAAATGTATTTTGGAAGGTTAAGTCTATCTTAGACCCAAACTCGATATACTTCTGTTTCAAGTCTGTATTAGTAGTAAGAGTAAGAGGTTCAGTAGTAGTTACCCAAACATCATTTCTTAAGCGCAGCTTATTGCTATAGCATGTCCACGCTCCACTTTCGGCGTTTTGGACAACCCACAAATCAAAGTATTGTCCTGCCGAGCTAGCTTCATTGGCTCTTACAGCAGAAGTTTCTGGTTGAATACCACTAGCACTAGGAACCATTACTACATGGAACTGTCCCTCTCCTGTCCTATAAATACCACTTGCACTGGAAACTCCTCCACCAAAGTTACCTGCACTAAAGTTAGCAGCAATGATATCCCTCCCTATCTCTTCCCCTCCAGCTCCTGCTTCCCAATTAATGTTTTGGAACGTCATTACAGCGTCTTCTACGACATCCAGCTTAGGAAGCCCATAACGAGAGGAGCTGGTATCCAGGTCTAGGAGCGGCTCCGGAATTCCATTTGTTTTATAATTAAGCTCAGCACTAGACGCAGTTGTATCTTTGAAAACATATACTGCTGAAATGGCGTAGGGGTCAGTGTAACTTCCGTTATTATAGAAGTTAAGCTCCAAATCGGTCTTAGTCTGGACCGTTGGGCGATTATGACGGGGGATTACTACTATGTTGTTAAGCTTCATTATACCTTATTTATTCTTGGCTTTCTCCATTTGTTCTCTTTCTCTTTCGTTTTCTTCCTTTTTAAGAGAAAGGTATCTTTCCCTCTCTTGTCGGGAAAGTTGTAAAACGTCTGAAAAAGAAAACCTACAGTGCCTTATAAGTATATACGCTTCTTGTTCCAAGTTGTCATCAGCTAATCTTTGCTTTAGCTCACTGAAAAAAAATTTTCATTCAATATGAGGTTTGTTTTATTGTCCCTCTGACAACCCCCACAAGGATATATGATTTCGCTCTCGTATCCGAGGGATAAATCAAATATTTTATTTCTTAGTGTCGTAACATCCTTTACTGTAGTTTTCCTAACGAAGGCAAAGATAATAGCTTCATCAGTTACTCCCTCAATTGAGGTTACAAATCTGTTGATTCCGTCAACTAGCTTCTCAGGCGTGTCTAGGTGAGGTTCGTCGTTAACCCGAGGAAATCTAATTATAGCAGTTTTCTTCGCATCTGGAAGAAGTACCTTTGAGTATTCTTCGTAGTCTTCCTCAAAGTAAGCAACAGGAAGAGACGACAATTCTAAGCGCAGCGTATTGTTTGTGCCACATGTATCGCACTTACCTACGATAGGGTAACTGCTTCCGTACGAGAGTTCACGAAGCTTAAATAATACATAATTTTTATCAAAGATAGTTAATGCCTGCACTGGAATGCCATCAACGCAGTTATCAAGAAGAGTAGTAATAGCGTCGTTTCCTTGATTATCTCGTGCTGCGATTCGAAGATTCCTTTCATCCTCGAAAGTAAAGGGTCTAATACGTACGCTGTCCGTATTGTAGTTGGGGTAGCATTTTCCTAAGGAAGGAAGCTTTATTGAGACCCAACCCTTTTTCTCTGTAACATTCTCTAGGAGACCCTCTAGGATAGCATTTATATTATCATTATCTGTTACCTTACTTTCCGGGTTTGGCGTAGCTGCTCTCGCGACGGGAGGGTGAAGAGGTGGCGCTTGTGTGGCTTCCAACCCTTCTTCCTTCATCATATCAACAATACCTTTTTCTTCATTCATATTAATTATCTAGACTCCGTTCCTATTATAGGGGTTTTTTGGCAATTTAATATAAAAAATTTACTTTAATATATAAAGCATATGATAGAAATACATGTAAGCAATGTAACTTCCATTCTAAAAACTGAAAGCAAGAAGCTTCTCAGCGTATTGGGAAGAAAGTATACTAAGAAGATTCCTGGTTATCAGTACAGTACTGCGTACAAAAGGAGTGGCTGGGATGGAGGTAAACAATACTTCTCTGCGAAAACAGGGAAATTTGGGTCAGGCTTGCTTTCCCATGTTGTCTCCGATTTAAATTACGCAGACCTGACTTACACGATAAAGGATAAGAGAACACTTTTCCCTTTTGCTACGTCAGATATAAAGGACTTAGAGCTGAGAGAGTATCAATCCCTTATGGTGGAAGAAGCATTAGAAAAGCGTAGTTGCTTAATAAAAGCGCCTACCGGCTCAGGAAAAACTATTGTCATGGCTTCCCTACTAAAAGCTCTAGAAGGGAGAACAGGGCTGGTATTTTTTACAAAGAAGCAACTCCTGTACCAGACTTACAAATTCCTAACCAAATATGGAATTGATGTAGGTGTTGCCTTTGGCGATGGGGTTGAGCTAAAACCTATCACTTTATGTACAATTCAGTCTATTCATAAGGTTTTAGACTCCCACTTAGAAACTTCTGAATTTATCATGTTTGATGAAGTTCATGAGTTTGCTAAGGGAAAACTTGCAACTAAAGTTCTTAAGTCGTTCCCCCGAGCTTCCTGCAGGATTGGGTTTACTGCCACTGTCCCTAGTGAAGACTACGCTAAACTAAATTTAATCTCATATTTAGGAGAAGTGGTAGAGGAGACGGATATCAACACTCTTATAGACGAGGGGTTCCTGACTAGACCTGAAATTAAGATATTTGATATCCCTGATAGAGGGGGAGTAGAAGATACTGAGATTCCTTATCGGGAGGTGTACACAAAGTACATTACTGAAAATGAGGAAAGAAATAGTATTATTGTGACCTTAGCTAAAAAAATACTAACAAAGCCCAGTAAGACTCTAATTCTGGTAAAGGACCTTAAACACGCAGAGCTCTTACATACTCTAATTCCTAACTCCTATAAATTGGAGGGCAAGGACTCCCTCTTGTGCAGGGAGGAAACCCTAGAACAATTTAAGCAAGAGGAATCATCAGTCATCATCGGGACAACTATTTTTCAAACAGGTATAGATATACCCGAACTAACTCACCTAATCAACGCTAGAGGACTTAAATCTGAAATAGCTACCATTCAAGCGTTGGGAAGAGCTTTACGAATTCACGATTCCAAAAAGAAAGTCTTTATCTATGATTTTAAAGATAAAGTCCCTTACTTGCAGAAACATGCAAAATTAAGAATAAAGTCCTACAAAAACCTGGGACTTGAGGTAACCATACTATGAGCACTAAAAAAATATATTTTACAACAGAAAAACAAAAAGTAGTTAACGCTGCCAATAAATTTTCAGATGAGGACACTGACCAGCTTAGATTTTTCGCTGAAGAAATGACAGACCTTAAAAAGAATGGAACAATCACGATAGAAAACGTACAGAAGCTGGATAACTTAATTAACCAGCTTCTTATTATGCGTTCAAGACACGTATTCTCTTTAATGAATTGGCTTAAACAAAAGTATATTGTAGACGCTTAAACGTCAGTATCTTTCTCTTCGTCTACCTCGTCGTCCAAAGATGCGAAATCTAAGTCCTTCATCAGACCCTTCATATCGGACACGAGGTCTTTAATCTCGTTATCTGATAAGGCACCTGACTGGGCTGTTTCGTCTTCTTCCTCCTCAGGAACTTCCCCTTCCGGGACTTCTTGTTCTGGGGTAGCAGGAACTTCCACGGCTTCTTTCAATTTTTTCTTAGACCTGAGGATAGCTTTCTTCTCAGAAGAGACCTTTTTGTCTACATCATCGACATCGCCGTCTCCGTCTTGGTCTCCATCTTTATCTTCGTAGTCTTTTTTGCCGGAACGACTCTTTGATTTATCTCCCTTACGGTCTCCACCATTCTCGTAGTCTTTGGCATCAGGGTCATCCTTATCTTTTCCTTTGTCCCCTTTGCTTTCCCCGTCATCATCATCATCATCGTCGTCATCGTCACCTCGATTGGCAGTCCCTTCTTCCTCGTCATCAGCTTCGATTTCTTCTTCGTCATCTCCTCTGTATTGGTTACCCCCTACATCCGAAGGCTTTTCTTTCTTTTTCTTCGCTTCAGACAAAGAATATTCATTGGCAACAGCCTCTCCTAGTTTTTCTAGGTCAAGATGTTCGTTAATCCAATGGTCGTATTCCTCTCCCGCATCAGCAAAAGCTTCGGAGATAAAATCATTGATATCCAAAACTTCAACACCACCTTTAGTTTTAATAAAGCATGAGAATTCGTGAAGGAACTCACTTAATACTTTCGTATCCTCTGTCATTTTGGAAAGTGCTTCAAACATTACAGATTGAGTTTTCGCAAGATTAGAGAAGGAAGGAATGAATTTAAGATTGTTTACATTAATACCGTAAGTTTCATTTAGGACATTAATGAGAAGTCCTTTAGCAGGCTTCTTAATCTCAAAGATATGAGATACAAAGGAACGAATATCCTTCTTAGATACAGTTCCAGGATTAGTAACTTCGTACACTGCTGTGATAACTTCATTAATATCAGACTTAGAAGCCAATGCAAAGTAAGGAACATCTCTAATAGTTTCCACAATAGCTGCTTCAACTGCAGTTTCATCTGAGTAGATGCAAGAAGCTAGTCTAGAGATAGCTTCGTTATCTGCCCAGAGGGAGGCGAAGTTTCTTTTGGATTCCAAAAGCTCTTTATGAATAAGTTCTTGTTTGCAGATGGTTTCATAGAGAGTAGTCTTTTCGTCCTTTTCTACTACAATACGCTCCGTTAGAGCCAATTCCTCTAAAGAGACCCGGGGAGTTCTATTGTATGCAGTGGACAGGGCTTTGCTTAATTTAAGAGCATTGGACACATCAGTAAAGGAAAGTATATCTTCCAGATTCTCTTTAATAAATCCTTTAATGTGGGATTGCATCTCTTGGAGTTTGCAGTATTCCACTGTATCCCGTACGGTAGTCTTATGGTCAAAGCGACTCATTTTCTTGTAAAGCTCTCCACGCACATCATTAATCTGACTGCGGTAAGAGAAAGCCTCTACAATCTGAGAAAATGAGTTTTCTGCTGAATCGTATTTGTTATCGTTCAGTGCTCTTACTAATGTCGTAACATTATCACTTACGAAAGAGTCCACTTTTTCATCACAAAGAATATCCTCTGAGTCTTCTACCTCAAAATTAGACAAAGAAATTACTTCATCTTCGATTTTGTATGTAGAACCGATTAAATAACCGGACTCAGTAAGAAAGGTAGCTCTGTGCTTATTAGCAGCAACATCAAAGACTACGACATTTTCACGTAAACAAGTGCCCAAATAATCGGCAGCTTCATTAATACGCACAAAAGTGGTATTCCGGTTTTCAAGTAGGTTTTTAAGTTCCATTGTTTTTCCTGTATATTATATATAACTTCTAAAAAGTCTTTTTGTCTAATCTCTAGGTTTTCGTGGCTCCAACAGCCTCCCTAGAGTTGGAGAAGTCATCGAGTACGTCTCCTCCCATGCTTTCCCCTTCGGGCGCCATACCTTCTCCCCCGACTGGGGCGGGCACTGGTCCTCCTGCCATAGGAGCACCTTCTTGGGCTAAGGCTGCATCTTGTTCAGCTTCTTCCTTAACCCGGTCTTTCATATCTTCTACTTCTTCATCTGTCATGCCGAAGTACTCTTTGTATAGATATTCCTTATCAAATAGCATTAAACCTTGAACAGCTTGCACAATACGAATTTTTGCTTCATCGATTTCCAGTCTGCGCTTTTCGTGCATATCGGAAGGAGGACATAAAGTAACTTCGATGTCCTTTAAGAATCTCTTCTCAAACCCCTTTAGCATAAGATGACGACGCACTAAAGTACCAATACCTAGTTCTACATCTTTTTGTACTCTATGTACTGCTTTAGCAAATTTAACATCTAATTGGCTCAGATTAGCTTTTCTCTCAGGAGACTTATCCTTTTCCACAATGAAGTCTTTAGGAATCTTCATAGCGGCTAAAAGCTTATCTCTAAAGTATTTGACGTCATCTACTTCTCCTAAGTTTTGAGCACCAGGAAGAGTATCAATTTTAGTTCCCTTTCCGTTTCTCATTGGAACAAAGAAATCCTCGTCTGAAGCTAGAGGGTTATAGCGCTCGTCAATCCCCATTCCAGGGTTATAAAATTTCTCTTTTTTGAACTTATCCTTTACTCGCTCCATAAAGGTTTCTACCTTAGTCGCAGGCATATTACCCGTTTCAATATAAAAAGCTCGTCTTTCTGGAGCTCTTTGGACTCTGTAGATAATCATGGAGTCTTCCATTAAACGCAAGGACTCCCAAGCTCTCACACCCATAGCGGCTATTGATTTACCATATGGATAAAAATTAGGGTCTGCTGTTCTACGCCTAAAGTGTACTAATTGATTTTTATCAAGGGTTATGGTATTTTTCTTAGTTAGAGGGTTTGCTTGTCCAGTATACATGGATTGCCCTTTTTCAGGAATCTCTTGCAAGAAATTTTGTAAATACCCGTACTGGTCTTCGACGCGGTAGATAAAATTAGGATTAAGAATTTTAATGCGTTGGATTCCTAAATTTGGATTATTAAGGTCTACAATGTTTTCTACAAAGCAATCTCCATATTTCACTACGTTACGGACAATATCCCAGATAAAGTAATCAAACTTGATAGTTTTAAATAACTTATCAATTTCGTCTTTCATAAGTTTATCTGTAGTCCCTACAATAAAGGCATTTCCTTTAATATCCTCTTGGGTTCCGTCATCTGCGTAAATATCAAAAGCGGCGCCAATTTCAGGATATTCATCCATGTTCTCAAATTTCTTATATCTGCGCGTACGCTGATTCTCAATGGCGGGTAGTTTAGCAAACCCTTTGGATACACCTACTCCACCCGCACCATCAAATACATCTCCTGCAAGAGGAGTTAAACTGTCTCCCTCTAAAGCTTTTGTTGCGGCACGGGGAGGTCTTCCCGGACCTTGTTGCTTTTTAGTCCCAAATCTACTTCTAAAGAAAGCAAAAAACTTTCCAGTGAATAAGTTGTTATTACTAGAATATCCTTTAGGTTCGGGGAATTCGGTTAGACTTTCTTCGAGCAAGTCGTTGTTGTTATTATCGTTTACTTCAGAATCCATGTTAAATAATCCTTCATTGTTTCGGCGCCTTTCTTATCATATTTAGCCATCGAGCCAAAGTATTCGGGCGCCTTCTTTTCATTTTGTCCCTTGCTAAGCTCCATAGGGCTTTGTTCTATGATTTTTTCGGCTGCAAAGGCTCCTAGAGCCAAGCTCATTACTAAATCGTCATTCCTTCCTTTGTCTGCTTGAATCTTACCTCCCTCCGTAATAATGAAGCTTGTAAGTTCATGAACAGTACGTTCAGAGTTTATTCTAATTTTTGAAGTACGAACAGCAGTTTCCATACAATTCAAAACAATATCTCTGTTTTTTGAGGAAAGAAGCAAGCCTAAGTCTCCTTTCTCATCCTCCCACATATTCTCGTATTCGAACGATTGGAAGAGGTCTTGAATTAAGGCTAGACCAAGACCGTTTCGCTCCACTACAGTGTAGGCTAGATTATATCTGTTTCCTTCATCAAATATAACTTTAGCGAAATCTTTCAAAGAAATCTTATTAGAGTAGAACTCCGCCACTTGTTCGCCATTATAAAGGTTAATTATGTGAAAAGCGGAATTGTCTTTATTGGTTCCATAAGACGCATCTGCACACAACATGTAGTGGCAGTAGGGTTCAGGGTCTCGCCATACTCGCATCATATTAGTATATTTGGAGTAGTACTCTTTACTGGTGGAATCAATAAGTTTTTGTAGGGTACTTCTATTTAAGAATGTATCTCCTGTACCTAGGAATTGGCATTCATATTCTTGTATCCAGGCGCGTTCACCAATGTTAGGTCTTATTTCCTCCGCCCACTCATCTGTATACTCCGGATGTTCTCTCCAAAAGATATCGATTGGATTGAAATTATTTTTTCCATCTTGGGCTTCCGTGTATAATTTATAGTATAAATTAGAAGTACCATTAACTGTTGAAAGTAGAACCGCCGCTCCACCTGTTGAGATAGTAGGGTATACTGCAGCCCAGAATTCATCCATGTTATCAACAAAGGCAGCTTCATCAACAATCAATAAAGAGGTGGATTCACCCCGTCCTGCACCAGCAGGCTGTGATTTAATCTTACTTCCAGTAGAAAATACAATAGTACTCTTATTTTTCTCTGGGGTTTCAGGCTGAAGAAATGCAGGCAGGTCTTCATACATGGCAGTAACCCTAGCAAGAAAGGCTTTGGATTCTCTATCACCAATAGATACTACAAGAATACTTTTATTGTCTTGAAATACTGCAAGCCATAAGGAATAAGCACACATAATAGTCGTTACTCCTGCCTGCCTAAACTTCTTAATAATATTAAATCTGTGAGAATCTATCTCATTTACAATTCTTTCCTGAAATCTGTACAAATTAAAGGGAATTATACCTTTAATAGGGTGTACGATGTTTATGTACTTTTTAATAAAGTATACAGGGTCAGTTTTACACTTCTGATACTCTGCTAACATTTCGGTGCGTTCCATTAATAATATTTAGATATGAAGAAATTAGCTTTTATTCCCACTCGTGAACAAAAAACCTATCCCGTTGCCTCTTATTTAGAGGACGTAGGATTTGAAGTTCATCTTCTCGTTAACAAGAAAAGTATCTTTGATGCTTACACAGAAGCTATTAAAGAGTTTTCTGTTAAACCAGACGATATAGTTATCCTATGTCATGATGATATTGAAATCCTTACTGATAAAAGTATTTTTAATACGATTTTAGAAACAAAACTTGAAGATAAAAAAACTGGATTCATAGGCGTGGCGGGTACACAGATGTTAACTCGAAGTGGTGTATGGTGGGACGGCATGTCTAATGTAGGACTTCACCATCATCTTAACCCTCTTAAGGGGTGTGTGTATCATGGAGACACGATTAACGACTTACACCCTACATTTTATGGTTCTTTTGGAAGAGCCGTTGTTATGGACGGTCTTTTTCTTGCTGCCAAGGGAAGAACGTTGTTTACTATAGGGACAACTAAACCTTCATATTTCTCTGGGGATTGGGATTTTTATGATATCCTATACACATTTAAAGCTTTTAAACATGGATTAAATAATTTAGTAGTTCCTATCCAAGTACTTCACCACTCTCACGGAGAAGGGGTACAAAAGAATTCCTGGATTGCTAATAGAGAAGCTTTTATTAATAAGTTTACAGACCACGTCCCCGCATCAATAAAATAATTAGAGGTCGAGTAATAAATTTATTAGCTCATCCTTCCGGTAAAAGGGAAAAAGGGAATTAACAAGCTTGATATGTTTAGAATCTTCTCCTTTTGGAGAGTTTACCACTAGAATTTTATCGGAAACTTCCATAATATATTTAATAGCTGCTCCTATATTATGAGACTTTCCTTTAAAAGAACTTGAAGTGTCTAGAATAATTATATTTTTAGCATCTACGGTAGCCTGCTTTATTAAAAGTTTGTATTCAGGAGAGGGAATGGATATGAAATCCCTATATGGAATCACTAAAATATAAGGAAAATTCAAAATATTCAGTAACGCAAGGAACTCTAAACATGTACCCACAGTAGGAATCATGTAAACGAGTTCGGGGCGGAGTTCAGCCAAACAACCAGTGATAGTAGAGAGGGCTCTTTGTCTTTTTGTTGTGGAAAAACCCTTTCCATGTTTTGGAAATGTTTCCTCTCCAAATACCCCTAGAATTTTTTGTCTCTTCATATATGTATAGGTACCCTAAATAAGGTAGATGTCTCAGTATAACAGTTTTCTTTTAAACGAATTTGTCGCAAAAACTCTCGGAGGTATTGCAGCATTGCCTTTAACGGTTCCTCTTCATGC